AGTGCCGTTCCAGCGATGGACAGATATTCACGGACGCCGTTAGTCCCTCCGGGGTAGAATAGCGGGAGAACCAGGAGAAAAAAGCACGCAAACGCTTCAAGCATAAACCTCCTTATGGTGGGCGGGAGCCAAAGCCCCCGCCCGGCTAAGGATTACCGCGTCGGGAGGGGAGACTCGGTATCCATCCCAATCCACGCGTCGAGAGCGCCCGCCGTGATCGTCACAGCTCCAACGGTCGTGACAAGGCCGAGATAGCGGGAAATCGTTCCGGCGGGAATCTTCGCCCGCAGAACATCGACGCCCGCAGCCGCAGCGGTCCCGATGACCTGAGTGAGCAGAAGCGTTCCGCTCGCCACGGTCGCGGTCGTATGTGTCCACAACTTGCACGTTGCGAAGGGAGTAGAACCGCCTGCCGCCTCAATCAGGGTGGCGACGCGGATATTTAGGTACAGGTCGCCGCCCTCTCCGATATTCGGAGTGTTCGCCACCCCCCACTCGTTGTAACCCGTTCCGAGGTCAAGAACCTCGCTCGAAACAGTGGCGGCGGGAGCACCAGCGATGGAAGCCGCATCCATCAGTTCAAGCTTCTTGTCGAGAATAGCCATTATTTCCTCCTTTTACGCCGCCACGGCGGTTTCGGTGTTGACGATCGCGTCGCACTTGCGGACAGGGAATCCCCGGAACTTCACGACCGGGACACCGAAAGTGTTGTCGATGCTGTAAAGGACGTTGCTCTTGTCCATCGCCTGAATGTCCATCTGCGTGAAAATGTCCTTGTTGGCATAGATCACCGCGCCGGCGCCGCGAGAGGGCATCGCATTGAGCAGGGAAATCAGGTCGTCCGGGTCAAAGATGTTGCTCGTCCCGGTCACTTCGATGTTGGCAACGCGGGCGATGCAGCGGTTATCCTTCACCGCCATGCCGCAGTTGACCTTGAAGTGGTCGCGGTAGGCCATCATCAGGCTCGGAGTCCCGGCGGTCGTGGTAACATCCACTTCCTTCCGGCCAAGATCCTCATGCTTGATCCCGTAGTTCGGGCTACCCTTGGGGTAGATCATGAAGGTCTTATTTTCGCCCCACTGGACGATGTAGATGGAGGTCGTATCGCCGCCCGACCCGCCTGCGCTGATAACGCCGCAGGGAGCACCGGACGCCACAAGGTCATTGATCCGGTAGGCCAGCCCGGTAAACTCCTCCGGGGTCGTGTGTGAATTGCCGTAAAAGACTTTCGTGGCGAGGGTCTGAGACATGCCCTCGATGAAAGCCGTTGCTTCGCTCATCCGGAAAGCGGCGGGATTCGGGGCCGCGTCCGCGAGGTCCGCATCGCACTGGGAGAAGGCTTCCAGCATCCCGATGGTTTCGGAAACCTGCACAGTGCGAGACGCCTCAAGCGCGATACCGCCGTTGAGCTTCCGGAAAGATCCGGTCGGCAGGTACGCACGACGGGTAATCATATGGCTGAATGTGTCGTTGGCTTCCAGCCACGGCGCATCCAGAAGAATCTCGTTGTCCCGCGCCAGAACTTCCGCGATGACAGCGGCATTCCCGGCAGGGTCTTTGCGTTTCGTCAGCTCCACAAGGGTAAGCTGAGAGGTGGTAACAGTCGTTCCCATGAAAACCTCCTATTTCTTTTCCATAGAGGGGAAGCTCAGGATTGGGGAGCCTCCCTCCGAACGATTCACTTCTTTGGGCTTATTGCCGCCCTCAATGAACGCGGATTCCGAAAGCATGGTGGAAATCTTGTGGAAGATTTTGATGAACGCCGGATGGTCGCCCGCTCCGGTATCGGACAGGAATTTCACGAACTCATCCCCGCCGATTCGCTTTGCCGTGAGTTTGGCCGCGTCGAGTTTCGTCTCGTATTCCGCGCCCCACTCCTTTTTGAGAGCGGCGACGGCTTCATCGCGCCGGGTCTTGATCTGGTTATCCACGGCGGCGATGTCTGCCTTGGTTTTCTCGAAATAATCCCTGGCAAATGCCTCCGTGTCAGCCTTTGAAAATCCCCTCTTGTGCGCCGTGTTCCGCAGCCAATCAATGTCCTGCTGCGTGAACGGCAACCCTTCCGGTAGGGAAATCTCATAGCCTTCCGGCTTTTCCGGCCTTCCTAATGCTTTGTAGAAATCCGCCCTTTCCGCATCGGTAGCTTTGTCACCCGGCCTAAAGATTGCGCTTTGCAGCCTCCCCTCAAGCTCCTGAGCCTTCTTCCCTGCTTCGGTGTATTTGGTCGTCAAATCGAGGTATCCGGCCCCGAGATCCTTGACTTCCTTGAAGGGGGTTAAAGCCTCATGATTTTGAAGGTCAGTAGGAAGTGCAGCCCTCCATCCGAGTCCATCGCTTTCTGACATAAAATCAAATCTCCTTTTCGTTTAATAAAAAAGCCAAGCGTCCAGATTTATTCTGGATTCACTTGGCTTTCGTAAAGCTCTGCTCGTTATTGGCCGTCGAACGGCTCTTAATTAAGTGTGTCTAAAATAGCCTCAAGTTTAGAATCATTAAATACTTTGCGCGTAAACTGCGCACTTATCGCTGGATTAACGACAGTTCCGACAAATCCACATTTAGGGCATTTCGTTTCTACTCCTGCGCTATACAAGCGGTCAGGAGAAACGACTTTCATCAACAGCCTTCGGCATTTCACGCAGCGGATTTCAGTCATAGAGCAATCACCGATCTATCTTTGTCCTGAATAGGCGCAAAGCTGTTCTTGACCTGATGGTGTTCAACTAAATCAACGTCCCGCAATTCGCCATCGTCCCACGCCATAACGGGCAAATCTCCGTAACTAATTTCCAGTATCACTAATTTGTCAATTAACTCCGTGACTGTCATTGGTCCTCCTTGGGACTCTGTAATTGTTTCAGCTTTTCAATGTCCTGCATCTCGCACTGAGCAAGAATGTAATTCCCGATATTCCGCTCGCCCTCCGCGAAATCCTGCAACTTCGCATTGTGGGCGTTGAACGTGATTCCGAAAACATGGCACCTGTTCACAAGCTCCTTCAAAACGAGTTGCCCGTCCGGGCCTGTCTGCAAAAAAACCTTCTTGAAGGAGCGGGAAAGCTGCTCACGTTCCAACTTCTGTTTTTGCTCCTCCGGGGTCATCTCCCGTTGCTCCGTCATTGCTGCGCCCCGCCGTTCACCAGAGCCGTCAGAGCGTTATCGCCCTTCATATCCGCCCCGGCGAGCTGCTTGACGCCCTTTGCTGCCGTAGCCATCGCTTCGGCCTGCGCCATTTCCTGCTGCTGCGCCATCGCCTGCGCCCGACCGTCACGGATCACGGCAGTAGCCTTGGCGTCCCGGATCATCTGCGTAGGTGGTCCCACCATCTCCGCGTAGGCGTCAACGGCCTCGTCAACATCGATTTTGTCGATTGCTTCGGGATTAAATGCAGCAAGACTCCCCACAAAAGCCACGGTAGAAGATATTGCCGATGTACCGATCCGCTTTTGAGCCTGAGCCAGAAACGAGACATACTCCACCTTCAAGTCCGCGCCTTCCAGTTCGGGGGGAGGCATCGGAATCAAACCCTGCCGCCACGCGATGGAGAACGTGCGGGAAATCACGGGGTCAAGCAGTTCGTGGAACTGACGCTCGATCACCGGGCCAAGCATGATGAGCTTTTCCTCTTGAAGCTCCATGATCTCCATCATGTTCTTTGGCTGAATCCCCGGCGACTGAGAGAGCATCAAAAATAGGTCGTTGTAATAGCCTTCCCGGATCTGTTGCCGCACATCAGTAATCTTCGCCTGTGTGCTTTGTAGGTCTGGATTTATCTGGTAGAGAGGCTTCACCCCCTCATCGGAAGTCGGATCAACCCAATTCAGCCCGCCCGGAAGCATGTTCAGCCTGTCCTTGTAGGTCGATGGAACGCGCATCGGCGGGTCGTTGACCTTGTGGAGCGCGAGCAGGAAATCCTTGGTCATGACTTGGAGCATCTTGATGTCTCCAAGGAGGTCCATCGTCGGGGAAACGCCATAAGGCTCGTTCCCGATAACCGACCAGCGCGGGCAGGCGTGGGGCATTTCATGATAGCCCTTGCGCTCAAGAATCTCCTGATCGCCTTCGTATTCCAGATAGATCGACTGCACGGGTAGATTCGGGCTGTCCTCCTTGGAAACGTCCCGGTCCTTGTTCGGTCTGACAAGCTGCAAAATCTTGAAATATTCATTTGGCTTTTTTTTCAGAACGCCGCGAACATGCTTGCCGAGCGCGTCCTCACCGAACTTCTGCGCCATCTGCCGAGCCGTCATGTAGAACAGGCGGGCATTGGTATCGACAATCCCGAACTGGTTTGTGGCAAGGCGGTATTCCCCCGCCGTCAGGACGTAGAACCGGACGAGCTTTTCCGGGTCTTCCTCCTGCAAGATGTCTCCGGTCCCGAATCCAAACTCCTCCTCGTAAATCGTATGGATGCACTGATAGAAATTCGACCGGGCGTAAATCGTGTAAAACAGTTTTTCAATGAATTGCAGCCACCCCCGGACGGAAGAGGTCTTCATCATTCCGATGTCGGGAGGAGTGAACCGGAACCATGGACGCGCCGGGGAGGTCAGGGAGCCGTGAAAGCCGGATGCCCCCATGCGGATAGCGCGGGTGGCCGTCCCGTCGTAAATTTGAGAATGGCGCTTCTCGCCGCCTTCCGCCGTCTGCCCGTCGTCAATATACTTGCCGCGCCGGGGCAGAACGTAGTCGGTGATTTCCTTGTACTGGTCCTTCCACGACAGGAATTGATTGTCGAGTTCCTTCCAGAGTTCCAGATATGGTTTCGATTCCTTGTCGGCCATTATCCTCCCCCCAAAAGGGTGGGCTTCTTTGTGTTCGGCAGGCCAAGGGTTTCGGACTGGCCCGCCAGGATGGTCGAACTTCTGCCGCGCCGGAGCAATGCCGCCTTGCGCTCCGCCTCTGCCGCCTTGCGAGCCGCCGAGGTATCCGTGGCCTGTGGCATGGACGATTCCGGAATGGTCGGCATTTCAGGCGTTTCAAAGTATTTCGGGATCTCTTCGGTGACAATCCTACGTCCGGGAGCGAGAATATCCTCGATTCCAAACCCCTCACCCGGCCATAAACCGATACCCATCTTCGACAGGAAATTTGAACTATTTCCGCCAAACGTCATGCAACCGCCTCCTGCAAAACGGAAAACGGATCATAGGAACTTGCGAATCCGGAACGCCGCCGCATAATCGGTCGGTCGCTGTCCATCGCCACCGGATAGGCAAACGTCAGCGCCAGCGAATCCCCGCAATCCGGAGAGGCCAGCCCCCGCGCCTTCATGTCCTCTTTCCGCTCCAAAATGATCCGGTCCCCCACTCCCTGAAAGCCGTATTCCGGCCCGATAAGGTCATCCCGCAATTCCGTGTCGTTCGGCAGGCAACCGCCCGCCTTGATCCAATCCCGCATCCGGCACCACATTTCGGCCCGCTTGTTGGCGTAATGCTTCTCGTCGTCGGCAGTAGAGCCAAAAGGAACCTCCACAACGTCATAGCCAAGTTGCCGGAGCCGGTCGATCACCCCAACCCCGGCCCCCTGGTCAACGAAAACCTTGTCGGGCTTCCATTCGTTGATCTCCTGCGCCACCCTTGCCGCCAGAACCATGTTG